ATGGCCAAGGCCGACGTGTTGAAGAGACTACTCACAGGACCATTCGCACACTGTGGCATACGTTGGGGTTTGACCGGAACAGTACCAAAGGCGGACTACGAATTCATGGGATTGAAATGTAGCATAGGCGAAGTGGCCAACAGGATACAGGCCAGTGAACTACAGGACAAGGGAGTGTTGGCAAACTGCCACGTCAATGTACTACAGACACAGGATCATCCCCAGTTCAAGACTTACGGCGAGGAACTGAAGTGGCTCACGACAGACCAGACCAGGATGACGTGGGTGGCACAAACAATCGAAAGCATAGCAACATCGGGCAACACACTGATACTGGTGGACAGGATATCCGCCGGTGAGATACTCGAAAAGAAAATCAAGGACGCAGTGTTCGTGTCCGGAGCAACCAAAAACACAGACAGGAAGGAACAATATGATGAAATATCTACTGCGACAAATAAGGTTATCATTGCCACATATGGAGTTGCCGCTGTTGGCATTAATATTCCTAGGATTTTTAATCTTGTTCTCATAGAGCCTGGCAAGTCATTCGTTAGGGTGATACAGTCAATAGGACGTGGAATCAGAAAAGCCGAAGACAAGGACAGTGTGCAGATATGGGACATTACCAGCAGTTGCAAGTTTGCGAAAAGACACCTCGGAGCAAGGAAAAAGTTTTACAAAGAGGCCAATTACCCGTATAATATAGAAAAGATAGATTATGAAAATCCTTACACTTGATGACAGGACCTACAAACTAGAAAAGATACCAGAATGGGTGGATGAGAAGTTGAGATTTGCAGTGCTGGATAATTCTGATCCTAACAATCCAGACTTCTTCTACATACCATTAATATTTTTGGAGAGTTTTAATGCACCTGCGGCAGTGTTAGAAATAGGCGATCACAAGATCAAGATGCCTTTAGATTGGAAAATGTTAATAGGTGAGGCGGGACAGTCTGAGATGCATGTGTTACCTATCACTAGTTTGAATGACCGAGGATTTGACGCATTCACATTCAATCCACTGTCTAGTACCAAACCCGAATTTATGCCCATAGATGTAGTTGACATTTATACCGAAGTAAAATGGTACTTTCCCAAGATCAAGTCGGGACAGATGTTAGCAGTTCCATTAACTAACGGACGTAGACCTATGTGTGCTTATTTTGTAAAAGAAATATCAAGGCAATGTGAACAAGTTGATTATGGCTCAGTCTGGTAGACGCACCATAACCATAGACGCACCTGTCATGATAACCAGCAACAAGATCGCAGTATGGATGGACGAGGTTTGGGTGAGAGATTTCTTTGATTGGTTAAGGAAAAATAAATTCAAAATTTCAGCTATGAATCACATGCAAAATAAATTAAAATTAACTTTCGTAGATGCCAAAGAATGCACTATGTTTGGATTGAAATATGCCGGAAAAAAAAAGTAATACAAGAAAATTTTTTGATCTTAGGAACGGCTTGAAGGCCGTGGATTTCAGGAACAAGGACTACTATGACAGGATAGACGACAAGGAGAAATCACTTTACAGCCCTTACATGCTCATGAGATACGTTTCCAGTACATCAGCGAAGGATCAATTTTATGTTGAGCACTACGTAGAAATGGTCAACGAGTGTGTGAACAAACACTGTTTTACTTTGGGATCAAAACACAAAAAGTTATTATGGATACTCACAGCCATGTGTGGATCACTGCAACAGCAGTTCCATCCATGGATAAAACCCATGAAGCGTGTGCCTAACAAAAGTCTTAAACAACTGCAGGAGATATACCCATCATGGAAGGAAGCAGATCTTGAAACACTTGACAAAGTTATAACAGACCGAGAACTAGAGGAACTGATAGAGGCTCATGGCGTCAACAAATAAATGCACGTACTGTGGTAAGGAGTTTGCCAAGGAGAGGACACTACAGGTGCATCTTTGCGAACCAAAGCGCAGATACTTACAAAGAGATGAGAAATGGGTGGTCAATGCATTCATGGTGTTCCAAAGATTTTACAAGATACATCAGCACAATGCCAAAGAAAAGACCTATGATGACTTTGTCAAGAGTCCTTACTACAATGCTTTCGTTAAGTTTGGCAGATATATTATGCACATCAATCCATTGTACCCAGACAAGTACATAGACTTCGTGTTGAAATCAAAGATTAAACTAGACCACTGGGCTAGAGATGACCTGTACGAAGAATACCTTATTGAGTCACTTAAGACCGAACCAGTCGAAGCCGCGCTACAGCGTAGCATAGCCACCATGATGGACTGGGCCACCGAACAACACGCACAGTGGTCCGACTACTTTAGATTGGTCAACACCAACAGGGCGGTGCAACATATACAGCAAGGTGCAATCAGCCCATGGCTGTTGCTAGGTTGCGATGCGGGAAAGAAGATGTTAAAATCATTCAACGACGAACAATTACAGATGATAGAGAGATTCATAAACCCAAGTTTCTGGCCCAGCAAGTTGAAGAGCTATCCGGCCGACCTCATGCTGGTAAAAGAAACAGCCAAGGAGGCCAAGATTGTCTAAAATTGACCTAGAGATAGCAGATAACCTAGACTTTGAGGACGGAGACTGTGCCGTGGTAATAAAAGAGGACGGATCCATAGGAAGAGTTATAATGCCAGACATAAACAGGAATATTTTAAATTCAGAAGGATACAGGAAACTGTTAGACGTACTAGAAGTGTTACAACCGGGATCACGTGACAAGATGATACAACATGCTGAAAAGGGCAAAGGGAGTATGCACTAATGCCTGATGTGGACATAGATTTTTTTGACAGGGACGGAGTACTAAAACTGTTCAAGCACACACCAGCATCTATTATCAAGGACGGCAAGACAGAAAAACACAAAACCGGAGTGTACTTCCATGCCGTACCTGAACATCCTGTGACAGGCAATTCCTCACTAGACTACAAAAAAGCCGAGGACCGAGGATACTTCAAAATAGACATGTTGAACGTGAACATATACAAAGAGGTCAAGTCAGAGCAGGAACTTGTAGAACTTATGATACAGGAGCCCGACTGGGACATGCTGAAGGATCCAAAGACTGTGGAGAATCTGTTTCACCTAAATGGACACTTCAACATAGTTTCCAAACTGGAACCAAAGAACATCGAACAACTGGCCGCTGTACTGGCGATAATACGTCCTGCGAAGAGGCAGTTGATGTACAAGGATTGGCAGGACATCATGAAAGAAGTGTGGACAAAGCCAACAGACGGGTCATACTTCTTTAAGAAGTCACACGCTGTAGCCTACGCACAGGCCATAGTGGTACAGATGAATCTTATAGCGAAAGCTAAATATAATTTTGATGCTACATCAAAAACCTAAACGAAAACTTCCAAAGAAAAAGAAAAAAATTATTGATAACGATCGTGTCGAGTATCACTCGTATCAGCCCAACAGTCCTTTGACATTGTACTTCAAGAAGTACATAGAAAAAGATAAAATTTAGACTGGTTTTCTTACTAATTGGATAGTTCTACGCTTGACGCGTTTCTTTGAGATATCAGATAGCCTAACTGTTGGTCCATGTACTATTTCTATGTCTTTGGAATTTAAGGTTACCAGCGTGGTCCTGAAATATCTGAACTCACCTTTTAGAAATATGTTTATGGGCAGTTTTCGATTAGACTCGTGCCACCATGTCTCTCCGCACTTAAGGAATCTCATCTTGTCCTGTGGAAGCATCAATCTACCATAATCATAGAAACTGATCACATTGGTATCCTCATTTTGTACTATACCCACATACTCCAGATCTCCCTTCCTAATCAGGCTTAGAAAAGGAAATTTGTCTCTCAGAGTGTTAAAAATTTCGTTCATCATATATCTATAAATACTGTTAAATATGTACTATGCAAACAGTCTCGAGGTATTTACTAGATCAATTGGTAATTGCCTACATAAATGGTTATCACGGGAGGAACTCTAAAGTGTACGATAGACGCCTTACATTACACCGGGGTGTGAACAATCCCATCACTTTTACGTTCAAAAACGAGGATCAAAAAGCACAGGACATAACCACAAAGACTTATGAATTCAACATAATTGACACCGATAGTAAAAAGGCAGTATTGACCAAAACTTTGATAATATTAGACGACGGGTCAACGGTGAGCACAAAAGGAGATGCGAGCTGTACAATCACAGAAGGAGATTTACTACCGCTGGATGCGAAATTCTACAACTTCTCTGTCAAAGAAGTTAAATCCGATGGTAGTAGGGAAGTAACATACGCTGACACCGGGTATGCCGCGGCGGGAACAATAGAGCTGTTAGATGGAGCATATCCAGAGTTTGTGGCAAGCACAGAAATTGTCAGTTTTACCTCAGCACAAGGTCCGTTAGCAAACACATCTGGATCCATAGATG